CGACGTCTTTACCTGAACCGTCTATGGGTGAGAAAGAGTTCTTCGCTCAGCAACCTTTAGACACTTTGTTGGAAGTTCCAGAAGATGATCTTGAACCTTTGGCCCACCAACCTTTGGCTGAGCCACATCATGAGATGGATAGTTCGATCGACTATTTGGATTATATTCGGAAGATGCCAAATATTGCACATGCCGAGCCCGCTAAGATGGATGAGATTTTTCTACAACCAGGCGGGACCCGGTTGGAAACTTCAGAGTTTGGCGAGATGTACCCTGATTGGAAGGGCGTAAAACGTCCTGCCCATCTGCACGTAACTGATGAAGTAAATCCAATTCGGGTAGGCATAAGGAATGTCGGAATGGTTGAACATCCCCCGGTCGACGAACGACTAGTTGAGAAAGTTTATGAAGACTTGTACGACAACTTGAAAGACAAACTGACTTGGCCTGTTGGTCGTCGACAACTGACTTTTGAAGAGGCTGTTTTTGGAATTCCGGGAGTTTTTGCTGGAATGAATTTAGCAACTTCGCCGGGATATCCTCTTAAACGTCAAGCGACCGAGCCTGGAAAAAGAGATTTCATCAAGATCCACGCGGATGAAACGAAATGGACTGCTCCAATTTTGAAACCTGCTGTTGAAGCTTACCTGGAAAGAATGAACTCTGGCGAATTGCCAGAAAACATTTGGCTAGGATATTTGAAGGACGAATTAGTGTCACCTCAGAAACGAGCTGAAGGACGCACTCGCATCATTTTCTGTGGAAATATGATTGCGACGATAGCAAATCGAATGCGATATGGTGCATTATTGATTGCGATCAATTATGCGTGGAATAACACCAGTTTTTCAATCGGGGCTAATCAATATTCTTTTGATTTCGACAGTTTTTACAATTATCTCACTGAACATGGTGGGAAGAAATTTGTTGCTGGCGATTATCGAATGTTTGATCAGAGATTTCATCCTCTGTTTCACCGCAAATCTTACGAATTGCTGTTACGATTGCTGGGAAATGTTGGAAACTCTTCTGCGGCTGACCGTGCTTTCATAGCTGGTGAAATTGAAAGCCCATTCGTTATCGGTGGATACAAGATTTGGCCTAAACATTATCATATGAGTGGCTGTTTGTTCACTTCTATCGTGAATTCTGTTCAGAATGAAGCTTATCTTCGGTATTGTTTCACTCGCCTCAACCCTAGACTGACATTTGAAGATTATATCAGGTGTAAAGTGATGGGAGACGATCACGTTATTTGTGTGCGTGAAGGGTGCCATTTTTCTGGCAGAAACTTGAAACGGGCGATGGTCGAACTTGGTCAAGAATACACTTCTGACGATAAGGATAAACCAGACCCTGGTACTTACCGACCCTTCGAGAAGTGTACTTATTTGGGAGCTTATCCAGTCAGAATTGAAGACAAGTGGGTTGGTGCTCTCAAGAAATCTGTGATAAAACAGTCAATTTGCTGGACTCGCAACAAAAACGC